AATAAACTCAAGCCCATCATCGCTGCGCCTCCAGAGATGCTCCCCATCAATCGCAAGGGATTGCACCCCTATGACATGCTAAACCGATTGTTCGTGTTGTCGTTCACGAATGACCCGCTGCCCATATCGCTTGACTCGCAGGATAGGCGCTGGTTTTGCATATGGTCGCGTGCGCCTCGTATGCGCGATGATGATGCAAGGCAACTTTGGGAGTGGTACAAGTCTCATGGGTTTGTCGCCATTGCCGCATGGCTCTATCAGCGCGACGTATCGGCGTTTAACCCTGCCGCTACGCCTGCATGGACCGAGTTCAAATCGAATCTTGTTGAACACTCTATGAGCACGGCTGAGAGTTGGCTTGTCGACATGATGCGCCGCCGCCAGGGTGAGTTTAGTAAAGGTGCAGTCGGGTCGCCCTTCCATGCGCTTATTGATCGATTGCTTGGCAGTATGCCTGCCGGTATCAAAGTTCCCCAGGCTGCGCTGTTACATGCGCTCAAAGAAGCCGGATGGGTCGACGTGGGCCGGTTAGCGTCGGCAGAGTATTCGACTAAGAAGCATGTCTTTGCTGCTCCTGAGCTTGCCAATCGACTAAGCAAGTCCGAGCTAAGGCGCTTGGTCGAAGATACTGCGCCGCCTTCTAAGATGACGCTTGTAAAGTAAAAAAAAGCCCGTCACTTGGACGGGCATAAGAGTAGGGGCATCGTCACCCCAACTTGAGGAGGTCACAAGTCTAGCAGTTCGCTAATCATCCACGCAAGCAATATTGCAATCAGCGCTGTTAGCATGGCGGTAACGTCCATGTCCTAAACGCTTTGTGTTTTGCCATTGTTTCAGGACACTCGGTCGAAGGCGGTCGCCAGCCATAGCGCCGCCATATGGTTTCGACGGGCACGCACCATCTATCTGGCGTGATTTGGTGCGCGAGTAGCGCGAGCCATTCAGGCGGTTTATTGTCGTCGGTCATGCTGTTAGTTCCTTTGGTATTTCAACTTCATCGCCTAACTTGCTTGCCACATAGCAGCGCATGGCTGCTATCAATGGGGTTGGAGAGGGTTCCTCATACTTTGCTTCGTCGAACAAGGGCAGTGCTGCGATCCACCCATCTATCTTCCCCTCGCAACGAACGCAGTCAATATCAACTCCCTCGCGCTCCACTATCGGGCCACCCAGCGCCCAATTGGTTGATGGTTTATAGCCGTTGTTTGTCCACAGGGTTTCAAGTTGGCCTTTTATTAACCTCACTTCTTCACCCTCACACTTCGCGACTGCCCAGTCAAGGGCAGCGCCGATTAGTTCGTTAGTTTTCATTTGATACACCCTATAAGTTGAAGAAAATAGCGCAGGCAAGCGCAACGCCGAACACAAGCGCGACTATCCAGTCAGTCATTTTTCATCCCTTCAATAATATGAGCTACTGCCAACCAATAGCGATATCCAAGCCCATCGTGGGCGAACTTATCGGCCATGTAAGAGCAAAACACAAGCGCATGATCGCCGTACATGCTGACGACCTTATGCGCGGCTCTGGTTGGGTTCAAGCGCTACCCTCCACAATATCGCCGCAAGCGATCCACAAAAGGCGGTCCAGGTTTGCGTCATGGTCTGACAATTCATCGTCATCCCAAGCGCCATAGTCGCGCAACATGTCGCGGACCTTCAAAGGGTCCAAGCGATTAAGTTGCCTTTTGATAGCAGGGATGTTTCTGAGCTTTTTTATATCACTATCACATGGCCCTTGATGATGGCCCGTATGCGCTTGCGCTTTGGTGATGTTTAGTTCAATGAAGCCGTAAGAGTCAATCCAATACATGATTAGTCCTTTTAATAAAGTGCTTCGCCATAGTTTTCAACGGTTTTTTTGTCGCGTACTAAGCGCAATTGCTTGCGCGGATACACGAGCCACTCAGGCAACGGAAAGCGTGGGTCGATCAGGCGCACGGTGATGCTATCGCCGTGCACGCCTTCGACCACGCCTAGGCCTTTGGGCGTTGTGACGCGATCATGCTTTTTCATTCGCAGCCAGTTACTACGTAATGAGGATCATCAACGCCGTCGGGATAGTCGTCTTCGTCTTCGTCTTCGTCTTCGTCTTCGTCTTCGTCATTTGCGATCAAATGATTAGCAATTGCCCACCAGTCAACATCGGACAAGAAAGCTCTTGCGTAATCACGCGCAAGACCTTCGTTTGACGTTGCGTCGATTAGTTCTTCAGCATATTCGGCGCACGCGTCTTTTAATTCCGCAACGGAAAATACAGTGCGTCCTGTTAAGTCGCGTGCTGTCATGCCATCAAATATTTCAAGATTGACGCGCCAAGTCGCGTAGTTCGTCCATCCGTTGTAAGTTGCCATGATTGATTGTCCTTTACTGTATTGGATTAAAAAGGCCCGTAGGCCCTCAAATTAGCGTGTTGCTTTCTTGTAGTCTGGATGAAAGATGCCAACAGAATAGCTGAGCGAGCGTATCGCCCAGTCTTTAGCGTACTGCTGGCGCTCGGGATACGTGAAGTTTTCCGAGTCAATGATGCGAATAGCATCTTCCAGGCAGAAGCGAGAGTTACTGCAAGATGCGTGTTTACGCGCCAGTGCAATTACTTGTTGTGTCGTCATTTTTAACCCCTCAAGTTTGTTTGTGAGCCTTCAGTGTAAAGCATTGTTTTGCAAAATGCAAGATTGGCAAGTTTAAAGGCGTGAATTGCCCAGGAAATGGGGGGTGGATTGCCAATGATTGCCAATGTTAAATCGTTGATTTACAAGGAGATTACACGGCTATTGGCAATATTGTCATTTATTTTCTATTGCAAGGAGCTATCAAAGTGGGGCTAGGCTAACTTAAAAGGCATGACAATTTTGCCAAGATTGCCAATGATTTTGGGCTTTTCGCCCCCATCGCCCCCATCGCCCCCATCGCCCCCATCGCCCCCATCGCCCCCATCGCCCCCATCGCCCCCCGCGCTTATTCCCCCGCCCAAAATCATTGGCAATCTTGGCAATTGTCTTGTCATTGCCAAGATTGCCAATGGTTACAAAGTCTAGAGCATGACCCAAACTGCCAATGGTTACAAATAGCAGATCATTGCCTAGATTGCCAATTGCTACAAACTTTGGAGCATGACCCAAATTGCCAATCGGTCGGCGGGTCGGTCGGCGGTCGGTCGGCGGTCGGTCGGCGGGTCGGTCGGCGGTCGGTCGGCGGTCGGTCGGCGGTCGGTCGGCGGTCGGTCGGCGGTCGGTCGGCGGTCGGTCGGGGCGGCTTGGCTTGAGGCCCCCCGGGTAGGGCCGACGGCCTGGCAGGTCAGGGCCGGAGGGTCCACAAGAAATTTTTTTATTTTTATTAAATTACATGCCCCTAGCCAAAAGTATTAGAATCCCTTACGCTTAGGTCATCTTGGTAAAATTGTCACGCTATGTTTAAGAGCCTACCCCTCACAGTCCGAACGATTGAAGCGACAGAAGCTGTACTGGAGCGCATCTACAACGCTGCGTATCTTGGCTTGAAAGAAGATTCGTTGGCGTTAGCGGCAGGGTTGTTACCTGTAGAGTACCGGCTACTTAAACAGCATGACAAACTTGCCGAAATTGCCGAACTCAAGGGACGCGCAGATAGTGAGCGCGAGCACAGCCAGCACATGTTGAACGCGGCGCGGCAAGGCGACGCTAAGGCGGCGCTAGAGATACTGAAGCACACGCATGGTTGGGTCGCCAAGCAGGCGGTGAGTATTGAGGTGGATCAGCGCATCAGCGTGATCGACGCGCTTAGAGCGGCGGAGACACGCGTTGATGAGGGTAAAGTGATTGATCTAATACCAGAAAGCGAACCGCATATAAATATACCCAAGATAGAAAATAAACAGACTGTGGGGTAATTGGTGTATAATGTTGCTTTATTGGAGGAACCAATGGCAAAAGCAACATTAAGCGACCGTTTTTGGGAGAAAGTTGATAAGCGCGGCCCAAACGATTGTTGGCTTTGGACGGCCACAAAAACTAGTTTTGGGTACGGCAGCTTTCGTATGGGTAGCTTGACCGATGGGACACGGCGCAAAGAGATGGCGCACCGCATAGCGTATACGTTAGCCACTGGCGAACAAATACCTAAAGGTAAAGTTGTCATGCACTTTTGCGACAACCCTACTTGCGTAAACCCTGCTCACTTAAGTATTGGTACATACAGCGAGAATGGCAAAGCCGCTTACGATCGTAATCGCCGCGTATCAACGATAAAACCAGGCGAAGATAGCCCTCGCGCTAAGTTAACAATTGAGCAGGTTGAATATATCCGTGCAGTCGGTAAGCAACGTACTTTGCGTGATCTAGCAGTTGAATTTAACGTCAGCCGGTCTACGATTGATGCGGTTAGACGCGGTGTAAATTGGAAGGAAATGTAATTGCAAAAGCCTATATACAGCCCAGAAGATGAGCAATTACTTATGTCTCGGTTGTGGTCCCCAGCGATCAAAGATGACCCAGAAGCGTTTGTTCTTTTTGCTTTTCCGTGGGGTACAGCGGGCACACCGCTTGAGCACCACCACGGCCCTAGAAAATGGCAGCGCGACGTATTAAGAGAGATCAAACAACACATTCAGAAAAATAAAAACGTCACTGAGTTTGATGTTCTCAGGATGGCTGTCTCTTCTGGTCGTGGTATTGGTAAATCGGCGCTGGTGAGCTGGATCGTGCTTTGGATGATTACGACTAGGATTGGTTCTTCGGTAATTGTGTCGGCCAACTCGGAAGCTCAATTGCGATCTATTACATGGGCTGAAATAACTAAGTGGCTTGCTATGATGATTAATAGCCATTGGTGGGAAATTTCTGCCACTAGAATTACGCCTGCCAAGTGGATAACCGAGTTAGTAGAGCGAGATCTTAGAAAAGGCACCCGGTACTGGGGCGCAGAAGGTCGTCTATGGTCGGAAGAAAATCCCGATTCTTATGCTGGCTTACACAATTCAGATGGTGTCTTACTTATTTTCGATGAAGCATCCGGTATACCCGACGCTATTTGGGATGTAGCCCAAGGCTTTTTTACTGAAAACACCCCGCACAGATTTTGGGCTGCATTTAGTAACCCGCGACGCAACACGGGGTACTTTTTTGAGTGCTTCCACGCCAAGCGTGACTTTTGGCACACAAGGCAAGTGGACGCAAGGACGGTTGAGGACACCGACAAGCAGGTGTATCGTCAGATCATTGAAGAGTACGGTGAGGACTCAAGCCAGGCGCGGGTTGAGGTGTACGGTGAGTTTCCATCAAGTGGTGACGACCAGTTCATCTCGCCAAGCCATGTGGCTGACGCTGCCGCCAGACCTCGGTACAAGGACGAGACTGCGCCGATCGTGATAGGCGTCGATCCGGCACGAGGTGGGGCGGACTCGACAGTGATCGCGGTGCGGCAGGGGCGTGACTTGGTGGCGATCCATCGGTATCATGGCGAGGACACGATGACGATCGTGGGTCGGGTGATTGATGCGATTGAGCAGTACAAGCCAACGCTCGTGGTGCTGGACGAAGGCGGGCTAGGGTACGGTATATTAGATAGGCTACACGAGCAGCGCTACAAGGTGGTGAGAGGGGTGAACTTTGGTTGGAAGGCGAAGAACCCTGTGATGTACGGTAACAAGCGGGCCGAGCTGTGGGGCACGATGAAGGAGTGGCTTAAAACTGCTTCCATTCCGAACGATAGGGCGTTAAAGTCTGATCTGGTTGGGCCTACCATAAAACCCAATTCGTCGGGTACAATTTTCTTGGAAGGCAAAAAGGAAATGAAAGCCCGAGGATTAGCATCACCCGACGCTGCTGACGCACTGGCAGTAACGTTTGCATTTCCTGTCGCGCACAGGCAGTATACTGAAAAGACTACTAATCGTGCGTATAACGCTAACGGCGTAGCAACATCTTGGATGGGTGCTTGATGGCAAAGAAAGGTGTATCACTATCAGTCGGACGTGGTGAGAAGCTGCCAGTGTCTAAGGGTGCTGGGCTGACGGCTAAGGGCCGTGAGAAGTATAACCGCGAGACAGGTAGTAATCTTAAGGCACCCGCACCGAACCCTAAGACCGAGGCAGACAAGGGGCGCAAGGCGTCGTTTTGTGCCCGCATGGGTGCGGTAGCAGCTAAGGCAAAAGATGGCGAACGCGCTAAAGCATCACTTAAACGATGGAAGTGCTAATCATGGCTACTAAACCTGGACTATACGCTAACATCCATGCTAAACGCGAACGCATCGCTGCGGGCAGTGGTGAGAAGATGCGTAAGCCTGGCACTAAGGGTGCCCCTACAGCAAAGGACTTTCGTGACTCGGCAAAGACTGCCAAAAAGCCGATGAAAGGAAAATAATGCCACTCGTAAAATCAACCAGCAAAGAAGCCTTTCGCAAGAACATCAAGGCTGAAGTTGCCGCAGGAAAACCGATAGCCCAAAGTGTTGCAATTGCGTATTCTATTAAACGTGCGGCGGCGAAATCTCCTGCGGCAAAGAATCCTGTTTCAAAGCGCTCCAAATAGGCCGCATGCGTTCTTCAAGCTCAATTTTTTGGTGTGCTGCATTTGACAAAACAGCTAAATTTTCTAACCGGTTGTCATGAGAATTACCATTGATGTGATGGACATGCTCCCACGAAGCCAATTTTCTGCCCAAATGCTGTTCCATAATGTATCTATGGACACGCACTTGTTTCCCATTTACATTCATGGTTTTGTAAGTGCGAGTTGGTTTACCAGTAGGACGAAAACGAAAATGCGAAAATTGTTCCAAATGCTCTTTTGCCAAGCAAGAACGAGAGCAATATTTAGCTTTTTCTTTTCTATATGTGGGGACTCTAAAAAGTTTATTACATACGGCGCAAGTCAAAATAGCGCCAGTTCGGTCACGTTTTTTCATATACGATAGCTCCTTACGTTGCTATTGCATATTATACAGGGTTAAAAATGAAAGCGCAAAATTTTTGGGTTTATTGCTTGGATGTAAAGCGCGAAGCTGCTAAAAAAGCACCGACAACAAAGAAAAAATAATGGCAACGCTTAAACAAGATCCTACAGGTATCGAGGGTGCAGGTAAAGTATCTGCACGCGGTGGGCCGGACCAGAAAGACCATCGCGACACGTTGCAACTGATGCGTGATCGACTGCGGCAGGCGATCGGTGCGTACTCGGAAAGCCGTGAAGATGAGCTAGATGACTTGCGATTCATGGCAGGCTCGCCTGATAACCAGTGGCAATGGCCGCAAGATGTATTAGCAACACGCGGCTCGGTGCAAGGGCAGACGGTCAATGCCAGACCGTGCCTGACGATCAACAAGCTGCCGCAGCACGTAAGGCAAGTAACCAACGAGCAGCGCCAGAACCGGCCAAGCGGCAAGGTCATACCCGTCAATGATCAGGCTGACGTAGAGGTCGCTGAGGTGCTCGATGGCATTGTGCGGCACATTGAGTACATGTCAGACGCTGACGTCGCCTATGACACAGCGTGCGAGAACCAGGTAACTTACGGTGAGGGCTACATTCGTATCCTGACCGAGTATTGCTACGAAGATAGTTTTGATCAAGACATCAAGATTGCTCGCGTACGCAATAGTTTCAGTGTCTACATGGACCCATTGATTCAAGACCCGTGCGGTGCGGACGCTGAGTGGTGCTTTATTACTGAGGACATGCTCAAGGAAGACTACCAGCGCATGTATCCTAACGCTGCGCCGCTGTCATCGATCATGGCGCAAGGTATTGGCGACCAAGACATCAGTCAGTGGATCACAGAAGATACGATCCGTATTGCTGAGTATTTCTACATCGCGCACAAGCGGGAAACGCTTTACTTGTTCCCTGGCAACAAGTCTGTTTTTAAAGGGTCTGTCGAAGACGCTACGCTGCGCTCGATGGGTCTAGTACCCATACGTGAGCGTCAGGTAGACCGTAAAAAAGTCATGTGGATGAAAACCAATGGCTTTGAGGTGCTTGAAGAGCGTGAGTGGGCGGGCAACTGGATACCTGTCGTACGCGTAGTGGGTAACGAGTTCCAAGTTGACGGTCGTATCTTTATTTCAGGCATCGTGCGTAACGCCAAGGATGCCCAACGGATGTATAACTACTGGACAAGTCAAGAAGCTGAAATGCTTGCGCTTGCCCCCAAAGCGCCATTTATTGGGTATGGTGGTCAGTTTGAGGGTTACGAGTACCAGTGGAAGACGGCTAACACGCAAAACTGGCCGTATTTAGAGGTCAATCCAGACGTTACAGACGGCGCAGGATCGATTCTACCGCTGCCGCAACGTGCTGCACCACCTTTACCTCAAACGGGCCTCATACAGGCCAAAATGGGGGCTTCTGAGGACATCAAAGCTACCACAGGCCAGTACGATGCAAGTCTGGGCCAGGTGTCAAACGAACGTTCTGGACGTGCTATTTTAGCAAGACAGAAGGAATCTGACACCGGTACGTACCACTATGTGGACAATTTAGCGCGTGCTGTGCGCTACGTGACCCGTCAACTGGTGGATTTGATACCAAAAATCTACGACACGCAGCGTATTGCTAGAATTGTTGGTATTGATGGTGAAACCAACATGGTCAAGATCGATCCGACTCAGCAAGAGCCGGTCAAAAAGATCATGGATCAGACGGGCGTGGTAATCGATAAGATCTACAACCCATCAGTAGGCCGTTACGACGTAGTGGTGACCACAGGCCCAAGCTATATGACCAAGCGTCAGGAGTCGATGGACGCCATGTCGCAGATCTTGCAGGGCAACCCCAACTTGTGGGCCGTGGCAGGCGATTTGTTTGTTAAAAACATGGATTGGCCCGGTGCTCAGGAGATGGCAGCACGGCTTCGCAAGACAATTGACCCACAACTGCTTGCTGATCAAGACAACGATCCAGCACTACAAGCGGCTCAAAAGCAAATGGAAGCAATGGCTGCTGAGATGCAGCAGATGCACGATATGCTGATGAACGTTAATCAGTCGATTGAGGCCAGAGACGTCCAAGTACGTGAATTTGAAGCTAAAATTAAGGCGTTTGATGCTGAAACTAAGCGTATTTCGGCCACAATGCCCGGTATGTCGATGGAGCAAATTCAAGATATTGTGATGGGCACGCTTGCTGCGGCGCACGATGCGGGTGATTTAGTACCTCCGCAGCAAATGCAAGGTCCAATCATGCCCGAGTCAGAGGGTATGGGCCTAGAAGCTGAGATTATGGCCCGCCAAGAAGAAGCTCAACAAGCCAGACCAATGCCTAATGTAGTACCACAGGAAAGCTAGCCATGAAATGCGCTGAATTTGTAGGTATGTTGTTTTTGGCCCGTGATGTTGCCCACTCTGTACACTTAAATACGCGCAGCTACAGCAAACACAAAGCGCTAGGTAAGTTTTACGACGAGATTGTTGATCTAGCCGATAAATTTGCTGAAGCCTATCAGGGCAAACATGGTTTAATTGGCCCAATTTCATTGATGAATGCTGGTAAAACCTCTAACATCCTAGATTTTATGCAAGATCAAGTTGATGAGATCGGAAAAATCAGGTATGAAGTGTGTGATAAGAGCGAAACCGCAATACAAAACATCATCGATGAGATTGTGGGGCTGTACTTAAGTACAATATACAAACTTAAGTTTCTTGCATAAGGAACCAAGATGGAACTTCTTAACCCTATGGGTAAAACCGATTACCCGACCTACACAGCAACAGCCGGTGCTACGGCTGGCAACACGACAGCGTGGGGCGCAGGGCCACAAGGTGTCTTAGTGTGGTGCGATGTAGCGTGTTATGTTGAAGTTGGTGTAGACGCTGTTGCTACAACAGCCAGCACTGCAATCACAGCTAACACACCCATACCTTTTGTTGTGCCCTTGAATACCACTGGTGCTCCGTGGCGTGTTAGTGTTCTGCGGGTTGGTGGCACTGACGGAACCGCTTACTGTAAGCCTATTAACAAGCAATGAGTTACTTCGGCGTTGATCTTAGAAATTCTGTTGCTATAGGGCTAGCGGGTATTACGTCTTTATTTTCAGGATCTAAAGATGTTCCTACACCACCCTCCGGAAATTTTATTATCTTAGAAACGTCTGGCTATCTTGTGCAAGAAGTAGGCACAGCACCAAATAATCGTTTTGAGTTGGAGTAATCAATGGCAGATTCCAAGATCTCCGCACTAACAAGCGGTAACCCAGCGCAATCAGGTGATGAGATCCCTATAGCGCGTGGCGGTGCTAATTACAAAATTACAGCAGGCAGCATTGCGTCACTTGGTGGTGATGTAGATGGTCCAGCATCCTCAGTTGATAATCAAATTGCATTGTTTGACAGCACAACGGGCAAATTGATCAAAGCTGCAACGACAACAGGTGTCCTTAAAGCGTCTTCTGGTGTGATTGCAGCGGCTACAAGCGGTACAGATTATGCTCCGGCAACATCAGGCACAAGCATACTTAAAGGTTCTGGTACTGGAGGCTTTAGCAATGCTGCTGCTGGCACTGATTACGCGGCAGCAACAACAGGTACGAACGCGCAATTACTTGCTAACAATGGGTCGGGTGGTTTTTCCAACGTAACGGTTGGGTCCGGTCTTTCTTTAGCTGCTGGTACGTTAACTGCGACCGGCGGCGGTGGCGGTCTTTCTTGGCAATCCGTGCAGACCACGGGGTTTACAGCTGTAGCCGGAAATGCCTATCCGTGTAATACAACCTCAGCAGCATTTACCGTCACGCTACCTGCTAGTCCAAGCGCAGGAAATCTTATTACGCTGACAGATTATGCGGGGACGTGGGGTACTAATAACCTAACGGTTAACCCTAACAGCAATAAATTAAACGGATCAACAGCGAACGGAATAATTAATACAAGTCGCGGCTCTGTGAATTTAGTTTATGTTGACGCAACGCAAGGCTGGATTTCGTATAGCAATGTTTCTTCAAACACCATTAGCCAAACAATTTCAATTGAATACCTTCTTGTTGCGGGCGGTGGTGGAGGTGGTATTAATTCTGGCGGTGGGGGCGGTGCTGGTGGCTTTAGAAAATCATCAACAAATCTAACGCTGACGTTTGGAACAACTTATACGATTACCGTTGGAAACTCTGGAGCAGGGGCAACATCAGTATCAGCGCGTGGATCATCCGGCGGGGATTCATCAATTGCGGGAACAGGTATTACAGAAAGCCCATCAGGAGCAGGAACAAATACCATTAAAGCGTATGGCGGTGGCGGTGGCGGCTCAAATTCAACGGGGGCGCGTACTGGTGGTGACGGCGGATCTGGAGGCGGAGGCGGTGGAAATGATGGTGCTGGTGCAGCAGGTAATGGAAATACACCTTCTACATCTCCATCACAAGGAAATAGCGGCGGAACAGGTAGTAATGCGTCAGGGAATTTTGGTGGTGCTGGCGGAGGCGGATCTGGAAGCGCTGGTTCAAGCGCTTCTGGATCGGTAAGCGGTGCCGGCGGTACTGGCAGTGAATGGCCTACTAGCTCAGGTGTTTTTTATGCAGCAGGCGGTGGCGGAGGTGGTTATACATCTTCTGGATCTGGTGGAAGTAGTATAGGCGGGAATGGAGCCAGTGGTGTTGGTTCACCCACTGCTGGGGCGATCAATACTGGTAGCGGTGGTGGTGGCTCTGCTGGTGGTTCTTCTGTTGCCGGGGGAGCCGGTGGGTCAGGTGTTGTGATAGTCCGTTATGTAGACACATATCCAGCAGCATCGGCAACAACAGGATCACCAACGATTACAGTAAGTGGCGGTTATCGCACCTACAAATTCACCGGCAACGGCACGATCACATTCTGAGGTAAAGCATGTCTCACTTTGCAAAGCTAGATCAGAACAACGTGGTGCTTGAAGTCCATGTCGTTCACAACAACGAACTGCTTGACCAAAACGGCCAAGAGCAAGAATGGAAAGGCGTTTGGTTTCTCCAAAACTGGTCAGGCGGCTATCCGCACTGGAAGCAGACCAGCTACAACGGCAACTTCAGGAAAAATTATGCGGGGGTCGGCTACACCTACGACCCCGTTCGTGACGCGTTTATCCCACCAAAACCAACACCAGACGCTGTACTTGATGAAGCAACTTGTCAGTGGATTGTGCCTGAATTTGTTGCTGCTGACTCCATCGGTGCTGATTCGGTATAAATATCAAAGTAAGGACTAACCATGTCAACCATCAAAATATCGGCGTTGCCAAGTGGTAATCCGGCACAGTCAGGCGATGAAATACCTATTGCTCGCGGCGGCACAAGCTACAAGATCACTGCCGGAAGCATTACAGACCTTGCCGGTAACGTAAGTGGACCTGCTTCTTCGGTAAACAACCAAATTGCTTTGTTCGCAGGCACGGCAGGTGACAGCATTCAAGCAGCATCGACAACCGGTCTGTTGAAAGCAAGTTCAGGTGTTATTGCTGCGGCTGTGCCAGGTGTTGACTATGGTGATGTTAGCGGCGCTGATACGATTTCTACCGATAACGCGCTTGCAAGATTTGATGGTACGTCGGGTAAGGTCATACAAAAATCGGTTGCTACACTTAGCGACGCAGGCGCTTTAGCGCTTCCAGGGACAACCAACACCTTAACGCTTAGTGGGTCGTCTACAGGCAATCCCGCAACGATTGCGGCAACCGGCACTGACACAAATATTGAACTTAAACTTACTGGCAAGGGTGCTCTTGGTGGTGTTTCTCTTGGTACGGCTAACGGAACATCACTTTTTGCATACACTTTTGGTACGCCAGCAGTTAACTATTTTCAAACCATAGGATCGCCAACAGGATCAAGCCCTCTGTTTTATGTTGCAGGGTCAGATACCAACGTATCCATGTATTTTGGTACGCAAGGTACAGGTGTTATTGACTTTGCTACCAATTCTAGCGACAGACAGTTTCGCGTAGCGCATACCGGAAATGCTGTTAATTATCTTCAAGTTACAGGTGGTGCGTCTGGTAATTCACCTGCTATGTCTGCTCAAGGGTCAGGAACCGATCTTGATATAACGCTAACACCAAAAGGCACGGGTAATGTTAGTTTTGGAACGTACACAGGCACTATTTTAGCAATTGCTGGTTACATAGAGATCAAAGACTCTGGCGGCACTGTTCGCAAACTTGCTGTTGTAGCGTAAAGGACTTCATAATGGCAACAGTATTGACTTGGAAAATTGAATCGCTGCGGGTGATGCAAACGCCTGGGCCAAACACCGTGGTCTTGAGCAACTTCACGGTTAGAGGCGTTGATGGTGCGCTAACAGCCTCTGCAAACCATGCTGTTATGCTTAAACCTGCTGACCCAAACAACTTCTTACCTTTTGATCAACTAACGCATGAGCAAGTCATTGCTTGGACTAAAGAGGCTTTAGAGCCTGCTGGCGTTTTGTCGATTGAGCAAGAAGTGCAAAACCAGATTGACGAGCAAAAACAACCTGTAGCGACTAAGGTTGATTTGCCTTGGAATTGACTATGCAGAATATCAAACTTGACTTAAATATTAATGAACTTAATAGTATTTTGAATGCTTTAGGCGCCATGCCTTACGTGCAAGTGGTTGCCTTGATTGACAAACTCAAAGTTCAAGTAACGCCTCAAATCCAAGAAAAACCGGATCATAATGACGATGATCATGTCCGTTAAACAAAAGTTTAACGTCAGAGCTGCAATAAGGAGTTAGCTATGACCGTCTTTATTTCAGCGCTTGGTGGCGCGGCAGCACAGTTTTTTGATAGCAGCGGCAACCCTTTGACGGGCGGGTTACTTTACTCATACGCCGCGGGCACCACAACACCTCAAGCTACCTTTACATCGTCAGCCGGTTCAACGGCGCACACAAACCCAATCGTGCTGGACGCAGCAGGGCGCGTCTCATCGGGCGAGATCTGGCTATCGGATGGTCTTAGCTACAAGTTTGTGTTGCGTGACAGTGCTGGTGCGCTGATTGGAACGTACGATAATTTGACTGGCATCAATTCAAATTATTTGAATTACACCAACAGCCAAGAGATCCAAACTGCGACGTCTGGTCAGACAGTGTTCACGCTGACCACGATGCAGTACGCCCCCGGTACAAACAGCTTATCAGTGTTTGTTGATGGTATTAATCAATACGGGCCAGGGGCGCAGTACGCGTATACAGAGACTAATAGCACGACAGTAACGTTTAACACGGGTTTGACGGCAGGGCAAAAAGTCAAGTTTACGAACTCTGAGATCAACGGGTCATCGTATGGCACTGCGACTCAAATATCGTACACGCCACCGTTTACAAGCAGTTCAGCCACCAACGTCTCAAACAAGTTGGCGCAGACTGTTAGCGTCAAAGATTTTGGCGCTGTGGGTGACGGGGTGGCTAATGACACAACGGCCATTCAGACCGCTATTACGCAATCAGCAGGCAAGACGCTTTACTTTCCTAGCGGTACTTACGTGGTAAGCACTCAAATCAACTTGGTGTCAAACATCACCTTGCTTGGTTACAACGCTACTATTACTTGCGCTACGACGCCAACGACCGATTTGTTGTTTGGTGCGTCTAAAACAAATGTTGTCATTGAAGGTCTTACCTTTGACGGCGGCAGCTATACAGTTGCTACCAACATCGGTTTGGTTGCCTTCCAGCTTTGCACTGACGTTAAAGTATTGAATTGTCGTTTTGTCAACATGGATCGGTTCGGTTTGATAGCAAACGGTGGTTCGCGCTACTTGTTTGACGGCAACTACATCAAACGAAACACGGCAGTTAATACGCAGAACCAAGCGATTTTAGTATCCACGTCGGCAGGTGTTGTGACGCAATCGACTATCTCGAACAACATCATGCTGAATAGCGCCTTGAATGTGTCGATGTCTGCAAGCACAATCGCAAACAACTACATATCGGGATGGCGGTTTGGTGGCGGTATTACGACTGAGCAAGACCCCAACTGCAAATCTTTGCAGATCCTAAATAATTATTGCGGTGATTCAGTAGGTACTGACGTTAACTTAAACGTGTGCCAAGGCATTGAAAATTGGGCCGCGCTGTCTATTATCTCGGGTAACTATTGCATCGACAACGCCGGTAGTGGGATTGACCAAGGCGGCAAAAACAGTATTTGTTCCAACAACTACTGCTTTAACAACGGAAAAACCGCTAATTCGCCAGGTATTGTCGCAAGATACGGCACTGCAACATACAACGCTAATTACTCGTTGTTTAGCGGTAATTTGTGCTACGACTCCAACGGCGCAGGTGGTACGCAGACGTATGGTTACGTCGAACAGAGTGCGCTGTTGGAAGGTCTGATGGTTACAGGCAATCAGTTTGCCACCAATAAAACCGGCAACGTAAGCGTTCTATCGACAACCACTAGCTATCAAGGTCCAGTAGCGTATGGTACGCAAGCGTACGGATCAACAACAATTGCTAATGGCGCTCGTACGACGGTCAACATAACAACGCCTGGCGCTGCGCTAGGTGATATGGTTACTGCGGCATATGATAAGGATTTGCAGGGTGTTACAGTATTTGGTTACGTCAATGCAACCAACGCAACCACGTTAATTTTGTCCAACAACACGGGCGGCAGCGTTACGTTAGCTGCTGGTAACTTCTATGTGCAGTCGCAAAAAAGTTTGATTTCGCCAGCCTATTAAGTTTTAGTTGACAGTTAATGTAAGATTGCCCCAGACTTAAGTTTAATTACCCGTACTGGCCCGGTAGACCAGGGTTCCTTTGGAACGAAGATGACTGAGCAAGTTCAAGAAGCCTTAGCGGAAGTAGAATCCGCGCCAGCACCCGAGGTGACGGCCACCACGGAAAGTGCACAAAATGCGCCGGAAGCAGCTGAACAAGCGTCGGAACAGACTGAGGAAAAGCGTTACACCCAGGCTGAAATAGATGCGATGATCAGCAAACGCCTTGCAAGAGAGCAACGCAAGTGGGAACGAGAGCAGAAGCTGAGGGCCGCAACGCCCAATGTGCCGTCTGGTGATTTACCGACGCAAGATAGTTTTGCATCGACCGAAGACTACGCGGAAGCGCTAGCCGAACGGAAGGCAGCAGAGTTACTTGCACGACGTGAAGCAGAACGACAGCGTGCCGAAGTTCTTGAGGTCTATCACGAACGCGAAGAAGAAGCGCGGTCTAAGTACGAAGACTTTGAACAAGTCGCGTACAACCCCCGTCTTCCAATCACGACAGTGATGGCTGAGACGATTCAAGCCTCTGATATTGGCCCCGAGGTAGCGTATTACCTTGGATCTAACCCAAAAGAAGCTGATCGTATTGCCAAGTTGTCGCCTTTTTTGCAGGCAAAAGAGATTGGGAAGATCGAAGCTAAGTTAAGTGAAAATCCTCCTGTTAAAAAATCGTCGAGTGCCCCAGCGCCGATTCAGCCTGTCACTCCTCGGGGTGGCAACGCAAGAGTTTTAGACACGACTGACCCGCGTTCGATAAAGGAAATGTCAACGTCAGAGTGGATTGAAGCCGAGCGTCAAAGGCAGATTAAGAAATGGGAAGCTCAGAACCGAGTCCGCTAACTTTTTAAAAAGGAATTGTCATGGCAAATAGCCTACTTACCATTGACATGATTACCCGCAAGGCGCTTGAAATCCTTGAGAATAATCTTGTCTTAACCCGTAACGTAAACCGTCAGTACGACGACAGTTTTGCTGTCGAAGGCGCTAAGATTGGTTCAACCCTGCGTATCCGCCTCCCGGACCGCGCTCTGGTTACCGACGGCGCCGCGCTGCAAGTTCAGAGCGACAACGAGCAGTTCACCACGTTGACTGTTGCTTCGCAAAAGCACATCGGCGTTAACTTCACATCTGCTGAATTGACGTTGCAGTTGGACGATTTCGCAGAGCGTGTGCTTAAGCCTCGTATTAGCCAGCTTGCTGCCAGCATCGACGCTGACGTTGCAAACTCGTACAAATACATCGGTAACACCGTTGGTACGCCTGGTACAACGCCTGCTACATCGCTGGTTCTGTTGCAAGCACAGCAAAAGCTCAACGAGAACGCTGCGGTCATGTCGCCCCGTTACGCCACAGTCAACCCAGCTGCTAACGCTGGATTGGTCGAAGGCATGAAAGGTCTTTTCAACCCCACTGATACGATCAGCCGCCAGTTCAAAAACGGCATGATGGGTATGGGTGTGCTCGGGTTTGACGAGATCAACATGTCTCAGTCGATCAAGCAGTTCACCACTGGCTCGCGTACAGCGACCGGCGGCACGACCTCGGCTGCTGTGACAAGCGAAGGCGCAACCACTATCGCCATCACAGGCGCTGGTGCTAGCGCGACGGTTAAGGCTGGCGATGTGTTTACCGTGGCTGACTGCTATGCAGTTAACCCACAGACACGCGAGTCCACTGGATCGCTGTTCCAGTTCGTTGCGACGGTTGACGTCACGCTTAACGGTTCTGGCGCAGGTAACATCACTGTTGCTCCTATCTATTCGGCAGCTAACGCTTTAGCTACCGTAGATAGCCTCCCCGCTACTAGCAAGGCCGTAACGTTTGTTGGTGCAGCTTCATCGCAGTACCCACAAAACTTGGTCTACCACAAAGATGCAATCACGTTCGCTACCGCCGATCTGATGATGCCGCAAGGCGTTGATATGGCGTCGCGTCAGGTTCATAACGGTATTTCGATGCGTATTGTCCGCCAGTACGACATCAACAACGACCGTATGCCCTGCCGTATTGACGTGCTGTACGGCTACAGCGTGATCCGTCCTCAAATGG